TGGCCGATGGTCCAATTCGTGGCTGGCGACGCCGTGATGCCCGTCAGGTTCGAGAGCGCATACGGTGGAGTGGCGCCGGCTGGCGTGAATGAACCAGGGAGACCGGCTGTCGCGCCCGTGGCCGTGACCACACCAGGCACCGTCCAGTTTCCCGCGGCAGCCCAGGTGCCGGTCACCTTCGGCGCCGCGAGCGAGCAATCGATGGACGCATTGAGGTACGCGAGACCCTGATACTTGACGCCAGGTTCCTGCGAGTTCGGCATCAGGCTCAGCGTTCCAGGCGTACCGCTATCGGCGGCTTTCCAGAGCGCGAGATCGGCAGAATTGTGGTAGCCACCCACGGTCCCTTTACAATCCCGTAAACCCGGAACATACACAGCGTTCGTGTCAGAAAAACAACTTACGTTTTCCAGCTCTGTTTCCATGTTTAACGTCCACGCATTGAGCGACACGATCTCGACCAATGCGGTCCCGCCGGCCGGATCCCACGAGACTTTCCCGTACCGCCCCGTTTTAATCGCCATGATGAAACTCCTTATGCAGCTTCGCCACTGACGCTCGTGGCGCCGTGGGCATACAGTCGCGTGATCACGGCATCGATGGCCGCGTGGTGATAGTCGTTTGCAATCGGTTCAAACGTCGGGGTGGGCTCCATGTGGCCGCGGTTCGCTCCCGCCGTCGTTTCGCGGTCCCTCGTGCCGTGTTCATAGATCCAGCCGTGGGGTGCCGTCTGCACCAGCGTGACGCCGGTGATGACCCGTCCACGCTCTGGTCGCAAGCGGAGTCCACGGCGCAAGTTGCCCGACCGCCGCGGATACGCGCCTTGAATCGTCACCAAGGCGTCGGAAGCGAAGTCATGCATGATCGTGTTCGCTTCATCGACCAGGTTCTCGGTGAGCAGTTGCAGCTCCTGCTTGAACTCCTCGAGCCCCGTGAACGTGACGCCCGCCAGCATCTTCGGCATCAGTCGAACACCTCATGGCACGTCAGCTCCATCTCCACATCACGCCCATTGCTGCGATTGGTGATCCCGTCGACGTGATACACGCGGCCCTTGTAGTGGACGCGCGTCGCCGTGGTGACGCCGGAATGGAATCGCCCGATGAATGTCGCGGTGCCGGTGCGATCCTCTGGCGCAGCACACCACCAGGTCGGCGGCTCGAGTGGCAGGTAGCCATTTCCGCCGTCAGGGACATCCAACTGCACGAGGTTCGAGGTGGCGCCTGTATTCATGCCAGCGTGGGGTCGCGGTACTTCGCGAGCAGTAAATCGATCGAGGCCAAGGCTTTCTGCAGTTTGTCGTTTGCTTCATCCCCTCCGCGGTTCTGATCAAACGCATCCAGGGCGAGCAAGATGGTGTGGTAGATAGGCTTCGGCACCGTCGTTTCCGTCCAGGTCGTATCGGCAGCCGGCCCCAGCTTGGCGAGGATGAGATCCTGCGCGGCCTCGAGCTTCTGGGTGATGTCCGCATCGTGATCGCTGTCGGTGATATGCAGATGGTTCTTCGCCACCGTCAGTGACACGAGCTGCACGCCCAGGACTTCGTTGGAGAATTCGAGCGGCATGGTTAGTTCACCGTCACGTCCTCATCGACCGTCTGCTGGTTCTGGTTCGGCGCCGGCGAGGCAGGACCCACCGGCACCGGAATATCCCGCTCGGCCAGTTGCGAGAGCGGCCAGTACTGCTGTTGCAGGAATGGCGTTTCGCCACCCTTGACGGGCTCGAGGTTGAAGTACTTGAACCGCGCCTCATTCGGCGCCAGCGCGCCGGCATTGATGCCGTCGCGCGCCGCCGCCGTCTTCGTCGCGGTGTCCATCCAGATCAACGCATCGATGTCGAATTCGGTTCCATAGGGCATGGGGAGTGCCAACCCTTCATCGAGTGCGGCTTCAATCGCCGTCATATGGACCTGGAGACACTGGGCCTGGAACTGGAGCTGGGTGGCTTCGCTGTTCGCATACGGCGGCTGCTTGCTCGAGTCGACATACGACACGGGCACCCCGAAGCAGCCGGCAATGGTCGCCACGGTCCCGTCTCGCTGTTCGGCGAGCTGACTGTCAACCGCCGTGGTCCCGATGTCCTGGTACTTCATCCCGAAGCCGACCACGGCAGTCTTCCCAGGGCCCAGGCTGTGCCAGGTCTCGCTCAAGCGTTGGGCGGTCTTCGGATCGATTTCCGTCGGCGCAATCAGCAGCCCTGATGGGCGTCCACCCTTCGCGAAGAACTCGGTACTCTGCGACTGAATCGTGTTGGCCTCGAGCGCGGCCCCGCCACAGGCATAGAGCGGACTCAGCCCGATCAGCGGATGGAAGGCACAGTTCCACCGGTCATGGATGATGTCGCGCGCCGGCACCGCGAGCTCGCCTTCCGGCAGCCCGACCAGGTCGCTGCGCTTGATCTCGTAATAGATGCTCCCGTCAGGCGCGACCAATGGCGTGACCCCTGTGGGATCGAGCACGTAGAGCGCCACGACCACCCCGCGGTCATCCCGTCCCTTGAGCACGTAGGTATTCCCGTACAGCAGGCGCGAGAACACCCATTGCTCGAGAAACTGACTGATGGTCTGGTAGTGGTTCGGTTTCCGCAAGACCGGCGAGAAGGCGGGACTGGCGGTCTCGATCCAGATGCCGTCATCCGTCAAGCGCACCAGTCGCAGCGGTGTCTTGGCAATGTCGCCGGCGATCAGCGAGACGCAGCGGAAGACCGTGGGATTCGAGAGCGCGGTTTCGACACGCAACTCGACGTTCTGCTGCCAGGCGCCGGTGAACGATTCCCGGACGACCGGATACCACCCTCCAGACGAGGAGACAGGGCGCCCTGCGATGGCGGAACCGATCCGCGAGCGCAGGGCCGAGAAGAAGGCCATGACCTTATACGGCTGGCCCTTCCGCCAAGTTGGGTACGTAGGCGGTGCTGGTGATCATGTTCACGGCGTTCGCGTGCGCCTTGACCCAAGCCACGAATCGCTCGGCGCGCAGGCCGATCAGGTTGTCCTGAAAGAACGAGCGAAAGACCGTGGTCGCATCCGGTGTGCCGGGATTGTCGACCATCTGCACCGATGCTTCTATCGACACATCGATGCGAACGCCCCCGTCATCGGCGTACAGGATGTAACTCGGTACCAGCCCGATGATGTTAGTGCCGCACACCGACGATGTGATGACAGGGACGCCAGCGACCGAGCCGCCATTGATTGAGATGGACGGGAAGTCTGGCGCGCCCATGGCCGAGCGGCGATTGCTGAGCACAAACGCATTGCTCGGACTCATCAGCAACATCACGCCGTCCAGCGGAATATTGGCCGTGACAAACGAGTTCAGCAGGGTGGCGATGTCGACCAGGGGATTGGCCGTAGCCGGAATGCCGGTGACGCCATTCGTAATCGACGCCGGATTCACGCCGGCCACCGCGGCCACTGCCGGATCGATGAATTGCTGATCCATGAACAGCTGCATCTTCGCGACCATGGCGCGGCGGAAGGTTTCCTCGGCGCGCGGCGAGCTGTTGCGCGCCAGTTCCTGCGTGAACGTCAGGATCTGGGCCATCTTGTATTCGGCCAGCGACACGCTGTCGAAGGCGAGCATCGAGACCGGCTTGGGCGCGCCCTGGCCCACCCACGCGACCAGGCCATCGGCGGTCTGTCGCGGGACTTTCACGTTGAACGGGACCGCGTTCAGGCCAGGGATGCGGCCGAGCAGTGTCGACGGCCGCAGCATGTCGATGAACTCACTGCCCAGATGCGTCAGGCCCGGAACGAGTGCGCCGGCCCAGGGCACATTCGTCGTCGTGGCCGGCGCCGAGGCCGCACGCAGAATCAGCTCGACTTCCGGCGTATCGCGCCATTCTTTGGCGATTTCGATGGCCTCGAACCGATTGCCCTTCGCGGCCAACATGGCCTTGCAATACCGCACGAACGCGGTTCCCGGCTGCACGTTCGACTTGACGCGGATGATGGGCGTCGGCACCGTCGTGGTTCGCACCGGCGACAGCACCATGTCGACCGGTGTCGCACTCGCCGCCATGGTTTTCTCGAAGGCGCGCAGGCGCGGCAGCCGCGCGTCGAGATCAGCCACCTCGACTTGCAGCGCGTCGTAGTCCTTCTGGCGCCCTTCGTCCATCTGGTTCTCATCGTCCAGGATGGCGGTCATCCGCGCGACACAGGTCGCTCGCCGGTTCTCGCAATCGGTGATCTGTTCAGCAGTCGTCATGATCCGTTTCTCCTGGCAGTACGGCGCATCCGCCGATTTCACGGTGAGAATGGTGGCGTCCACGTTCGCGGGTACGGTGACCAGCGAGAGCTCGCAGATTTCGGTTTTCAGGAAATGCAGGCCGCCAGCCTTGAGCGTCTTGACGCCCTGCGACAACCCGCGGAAGCCAATCGAGACCCCCTTCAGGAGACCAGCTCTGACACTTTGCCAGGTCTCCTCGAGCCGCTCGCGCAAGGGTCCCGGGGTCTCAATCGTCGCGAGGGTGGCCTCAAAGAGAATTGCGCCTGGACTGGTGGACAGGCGCGCCACCCCGACGGGACGCTGTTTGTCGTGGTGCAGCAGCAGCGGAATCTCGCGCGCGAAGGTGGCGCCGGTCGGCTCGAAGATGTCGCCCTGGCGGTCTGGCGTCGGGGTGGCCGCGATGCCCGTAATCGTACGGGTCTCGAGGTCAAAGGCCTTCACTTCGAGGATCGCGTAGGCGCGGTCCAGCATACGAGTGTGACAGGGTAGGTCACACTGGCCTGGCCGTTATTTGTCTTGTAGGGAAATTCGCAGCCGCACCAGCTCGCGCACCAGGCAGCTGATGGTTTTTTCTTCGCGTTTCGCCAAGGCAATCAGGCGATCATGTTCACCCGCGCGTAACCAGACAGACACCGTCCCACTCGGTTCCACTTTGGGCCGGCCCCGCGGCCGTTTCCTGGGATCGTTCATCCGACAACCTGCATCGCATAATCGGGCATGGCGGTGCGGGTACGCTGATACCCGTCAATCGCTGAGACCAGCGCATCAATCGCGTCGATCTTGTTCGGCGACATCTTCGTCTCTTTGTGCGGCATGAGCGAATCGTTGGCGAGGCCGCGCTGCACCACGGCATTCGAGGCCTGCCAGCGCAGACAGCTATTGCCATCGTGCCGGAACCGACCATGCGTAACGCGCGTCTCGAGCTCCCGCGCCGGCGCCGTACAGGTACTCAGTCGCTTGGGCATCATGCGGGCCGGGAATCCAGCGGTCGCAAGGGTGCCACTGATCTGCGTCGATCCGAATTCGTCAAAACAAATATCTCGCACAGGGAAGCGAGCGCACCAGCCGCGGAGATCCTGTTCAATGCGGTTGTAGTCGATCAGCGGCCCCACCGTCATCACGAGCTCGCCGCGTTCAGCCCAGAGACGATACTCTGGGACCGTACGTGCTCGTTCCACCACGACATCCGCCGGCAGATAACAGCGGATGAAACCATACAGGATGCCGTCTCGTTCAAAGACGAGCGCGACCGCTGCTAGGTCGTCACGCTGCGCCAGGTCGGCGCCGATCCAACAGGGTTCACCCTCAAAGGCTTCAAGGCGGATCGTCGGATCGGCACAGCGATCCCAGGCAGCCATCGACAGCCAGACGGAGGACGCATTCGCCCAGAGCGAGCAGACTTTCACCCGGAACTCGCCCTCTAGGCCTGGCGTGTTCTGGGCATCGAGGCAATGCCGGCGCACCTGCTCGAGCAGCGGGGTGCCCGTGCCCAGCATCGGATTCGCCTTGACCCAGACCCGTTCGTCCCGCCAATCATCGCCCTCGTCCAGCGCATAGATGACGCCGAAAAAATGCTCGGCCACCTGAACCTGCTCGAGCACTTTCATCAGCGTGAGTCGCAGCGCATACCCGACGGAGAGCAGATCGTAACCAGCCGTCGTCGGACACAGCAGCAAGGGATTGAGGCGCGCGCCCTGCGCGCTCTTCAACACGTCATGCAGCTCGAAGGCCTGCGCGTGTGATTCGTCCAGGACGATACAGGAGGGATTCAACCCATCCTGCGTCGAGGATTTCGCGTTGATGGGTTTCATCGTGCCATCTAAGCTGCGAATGGCCGACGCATACGGCGTGAGGCCGGCGCCGCGCAGCCATGCCGCGCGTTTGACCATCAGCGCCGCGATGTTGAACACAATCCGCGCCTGGGAACCTGTGGTTGCCCCGCAGATCACTTGCGGCCCGACTTCACCCTCCTCGAGCAGATGGTAGAGCGCGATGGCCGCCATCAGCGTCGACTTCGCGCCCTTCCGGCCCATTTCCCAGTACAGCGTGGTAAACCGGCGCCGCGTCAGATCCGCTTTCAGCCGCCAGCCGAATAGACACGCGAGCAGGAAGATCTGCGAGGGCTCGAGGGTCAGCGTGGGCGTTTTCCAGCGGCCTTCGACATGCGGCAACTTCTCGATGAACGTACAGACGTGTGCGACCGCATCCGGGCGGTACGTGTAAGGCCAGCTCGAGTCGGTCCAGTCCCGATCCATGTCGCGCTGTTGACGGGCGCAGGCCAGGCGGAGCCATTTCCCGGCGGGAATGGTTCCCGCCAGGACATCGGCCGTATAGCGGGCTGCTATGGCGCTGTAATGCCGGGGAGGGCTGGGAGTCGGATCAGGGTCCGGTCTGGGCGCGACCATCGTTGACCGGTCAGCCCGCCATGTACCGCGAGCCTGACGTTCAGCGTCGGGCAGACGATACGGACTCGCCATTGCAACCCCTAGGGTATGCCAAAAAGTTGACAGGGGAGGAGTTGGGG